TGCGGGTAAAAACTGCGTCTGTGGGTTCAGTTACACGCAACTCAAAAAATCCATAAGTTGCACTGTCTGTTAGTGGTTGTACTGCCCAACTAGTCGCTAAGGTACTAGGAAACTGTACGTAGATTTTATTTAGGGTAGTAACTTCCCACTTGTTATCTACATCAGGCGTAACGGCGCTGATTCTAGCAATACCTGCTAAGAGTTTATAATAAACACCATTATAGAGAATTACTTCTTCTTTGTTGTAGGCTTGATTAGCTGCCCAGACTCCAATATACCTTGGTAGCCTAACAAATAATCTGGTAGTAACGCCATTAGGTTGTACTAGTGTGGGTTTGTCACCCTGTCCTACAATGTTTTTAGCCTCTACAACAACTGCTTCGTAATTATAGTTACCACTGCTTTTAACGCTTGCATCACTAATAAAATTTAGGGTAATCGGGAATTCTAGTTGCTCGCCTTTAACCATGGACCACAGTACGGCACCAGCATCTGTTACTAAATCTAAGGTAGGATCAGTTAATCTTGATCGTGCCATGTTGTCTCCTTGTGCTTGACAATACTAAGGTCTTTAAGCTTGCTGATCTCTTTGGTTAGCTCAGAAATCTCTGCATGCAATCGTTGATTTTCGGTAGTTAAATTACGTATTTGTTGATTCAACTCAATAACTTCTTCTTGTAGTTTGCCAAGTTCTGTACTGAGCTTTGTATTTTGCTCGCTCATGCGTTCCAATTCTTGGTGCATCATATTTAATACTGAATTTTCTGTACTTTCTCGCTTAAAACCTGTAAAGAATTTTTGAAGCAAAAATCCGAATACTAACAAACTAGCAAAAGTGCCGCCTAGTAAATGCGCGACTGATAATGTATCATCTGGATTCATAGGCGTGGTCCGTAAAAATTTATTACCATAGAAAAAGGTTTAGCATAATAATTTTGTTATATTATATCATGCCAGCATGTTGGTGTCAATATAAAAAAATACCCACCCCTTTCGGAGCAGGTATTTTTTATTTATTACTGAGGCGATGCGGGCCAGGTTACTGTAAATGGATAACCAGATTGCTGTGTAATATCACGAAGCTGTTGACGATAAGTGTGCCAGTTTTCAGGAACTGTGGTACCCTGATCCATAGCTTTAACTACTATCCAATCGCTAGCAGTTAATAGCTGCGTACGTCGATCTGTTATTAATTTAGCAGCTTGATTATACTTTTCTTGATCAGTTCTGACATCCTGCCAGCTTTTAATATCCCAGTTCCAAGTATGATACTGGTCTGGTTTATCAGAAAAAGCTATGGGCTGTTTAGTTTCTAAATTAAGGTAATATTTTCCATTATCAATAGAACCTGCTATTTCTAAATAAGTAGTATTATCTAATACAGGAGAAAGTTGCTCAACACTTTCTGCAACTATTGAATATAATATTTCACCTGTTATATTATTATAAAGTATATAATTTTTCATATTATCGTTTAAACCCAGTAGCCATTAAGGTTCTAGTTTTAAAATCAGCCGATCCTTGTCCTTGATCATACCCATACACAGTATAAAAAACTTGAGTATCAGAACTAATAGTAAATTGATCAGTTATAAAACTTGAATTAACATTACCAACCCATACATCATTTGCAGTATTACCATCATAACACCTAAAGAGATAGTAATTAATTTCACCGGCTGTTCCATAAGGATCTGCAGTAAGTACTTGAAATTGTATGTTAACACTACAACTAGTAGTACCAGTTGCTGGAAATAAAATATAACTACCTTGTAATAGTTTTACAGCCCATAAATTACTAGAACCTGCAGCGTACACAGGAGCACTACCTAACCATCTACCACCATATACAGATCTATAATATGAAGTATTTTGAATTGTATTATTAGCACTACTACCACCTTGAGTAGTAACAGCATTAGCAACAATATTACCAGTGGCAACAATATTACCATTTAAGGTTAATACGCTACCATTAAAAGCAATATTAGTTGTGTTATTACCAAGTGCAAAAGTTCCACCAGTATTAATTACTCCACCACTACCAGTCATAGTAGTGCCACTAACTGCTGGAGAACTACCAACGGTTAAATTACCAGTAAATGTTCCACTTGCACCAGTTAAATCGCCTTTAAATATTGCGTTGCCACTAGCATCTACTGCAAAAGTAGTTTGGCTGGCTTTTCTACCTACAATACCCGTACTGCCTAAATAAAGCCCATCATTTATTGTGCCCACTAAAATAGCATTACTTGCGGTTAGACTAATGGGTCCTACTAATGTATCTGCACCACTTTTAGCCAATTTAGCATTAGCAGTACTTTGTGCAGTAGCAGCATTAGTAAGTGCAGTATTAGCCGTACTGTTAGCAGTATTAGCAGTACTATTAGCAGTATTAGCAGTACTATTAGCAGTATTAGCAGTACTATTAGCAGTATTAGCAGTACTATTAGCAGTATTAGCTGTACTAACAAGTGTTGTTGCAGAAGTTCCATCAACACTACCCGTAACATTACCACCAAAAGTACCCGTAGCAGCACTTAATGAACCAGCAAAGCTACCTGTAGCAGCACTTAGTGAACCAGCAAATATAGCATTACCACTAGCATCTACTGAAAATGTAGTTGCTCCTGCTTTTCTGCCTACAATACCTGTATTACCTAAGTAAAGCCCATCACTTGTTGTACCTACTAAAATAGCTGTTGCTGCATTTAAATTAATTGGTCCTGTTAGTATATCTGCACCACTTTTAGCCAATTTAGCATTAGCAGTACTTTGTGCAGTAGCAGCATTTGTAAGAGCATTACTGGCATTAGTACTAGCAGTAGTGGCAGTAGTAACTAATGTTGAAGCTGAAGTACCGTCTACACTACCAGTAACATTACCTACAAAAGTACCGCTAGCTGCAGTCAATGAACCAGCAAATACTGCATTACCATTATTATCTAAAGTAAAAGTAGCTGCTCCATTTTTAGTCCCAACAATGCCTGTACTACCAATATAAAATCCATTATGTCCGCTAACACTATCTAATGCGGGAGTACCTACAGTAAGTGCATTTGCTGCATTTAAATTAATTGGTCCTGTTAGTATATCTGCACCACTTTTAGCCAATTTAGCATTAGCAGTACTTTGTGCAGTAGCAGCATTACTAAGCGCAGTATTAGCTGTACTATTTGCAGTATTAGCTGTACTGTTTGCAGTATTAGCAGTAGTAACTAATGTTGAAACCGAGGTACCATTTACACTACCAGTAACATTACCACTAAAACTACTTGTAGCCAAACTACTACCAGCACTTAAAATTATATTACCAGCAGTATCTTTAATACTTAAACCTCTGGCATCAATTTTATCAGCTGTAAGTGTTCCACTAGCTACTTTGTCGCCAGTTACTGCTAGTGGTTGAATATTACCATTATAAACTACTTGACCGTTAAGCGAAAGCGTAGTTCCATTATAGGTAATATTTGTGGTAGAATCACCAAAAGCAAAATTACCACCATTATATAATACTCCACCTGCCCCAGTCATTGTGGTGCCGCTTATAACAGCAGTACCAGCTTTAAAAGTACCAGTAACTGTTAAGCTACCGGTATTAGTGGTAATTGCCTCTAAGGTATCTACTTTAAAATAACTTAAATAAGGAGTGCTCCAAGTAGTAGTTGTACTACCAGCAGGAGTTACACCATCACTTTGAAACTGTGCTTGTGTTCCGGTTAAGGTAACTGGTGTAGCAGACCAACCAGTAGGAGTTGCACCATTTTGAGTAGTGCTAGGCGTTGTAGGCGTAGCACTACTGTTTGCAGCAGCTATGTAAATTCTATAAGTAGAGGCACCATTAGTGCCGCTGGTACTAGTAAGTGTTGTTTGTGTATATTGTTTAGAGTATGTAAATACTGTTGCATCAATGCTAGATATAAAAGCGTACTTAACATAATATGTGGTATTATCTGATAAGTTAGGAATAGTTATAGACGAACTAACAGGTCCGCTAAATACTAGGCTAGTATCTCCAGGGGTAAATCCAGCAGTAGTAGAACACCAAACTTTAATAGCACTAAGATCATTTCTGGGCTTAGTATTATTCCAATCAGTAGGTGTTGATAGTTTTAATATTAGTGACCTATTACCGGCACTTAATGAGGCTAAGGTATCTGACATATTAATCCTCTGGATCCTCTTCTACAATTGTTTTTAGTGTAAAATAACCAAGAGTACTGGTACTACTATAATTATTACTATTATCTAAAACTCTACAGGCTATTCTATACTGCACACCAGCTTCAGAAATTCTTGGTTGATTAAAAGTGCGTAAATCTATTCTGCTAGCACCACGACTTTGAACAAATTTAATAGTAGTCAGTGTAGTTCCTAAATCCCAGAAATCTTCTGCAGTACTACCAGAACTCTTATATGCCCTATACTCAAAAGCTTTAAAGTTTTGATCATTTGCTACAGTGCTATCGCTAGGAGTAATTACTAACCAATAATCATCTAATTCAACAGTTATAGCTGGAGGAACTAAGTTATTAGTTTTCTTACCTACAACTACTGCAGTAAATGGTGGATCAGACCAAGGACCACGAATAGTTCCAGAATTATTTAAATACCTGGCTCTAAACTTATATCCTTTACCTGCCACAAGACCACGAATTTCTGTACCACCACTAGCACCTTTATCCACAATAATATTTAAACCCATAGTATCAGTAGTCATATCTTCTAGATCGTTAACATACTGTATTTGCACTTTTTGTGCAATCTGAGTTAAATTATTAGGGTGCGCAATGGACAGCTTTAATATATTAGTATATACACCCGGTGATGTTAACTCAGC